CACGCTCGTATTATGATCCCGGCGCCCGTGTTTTCCGCTCTCAGATTCAGTCAACTGATATTCTTGATAAAATTTCAAAAGAGACTATAATTCTTATATTCGCTGCATTCTTCATTGGGTTGTTGTTGGGGAAGTCATTGACGCCGGTGATTCTCAAGCACTAATTCCAGGTTGTTCACCCAAAAAGGGAGTCGTCGGAGATGTCAGAGTTGGTATATACTGACCTGAATCGGACGCAAATTGACTGCCTTTGAGATCGACGCCAACGGCGGGCATGATTGGACTGCCTTTGATATCGACTCCAACGACGGCTGCGACGTTGGATGATACGGTAGGTACTGGAGGAAGCATGTCGCCTTCAGTTGAAACGTTGCTTTCGAACCCATAGGCGTACATTCTTGCCGACCCTCCATCAGACTCGTGTGCTACGAAATCACCGTACATCACGTTTGATGAAGGATCGCCCTGAATAAAGTTTAAAATAGGATTTCCCGCCTGAATTTGATAATCCAGACCCGCCATGTCTTTATATACGTCAGTCTGATTGTCAACACGAACGACATTGCTGGTAGAATCAACATATGGGAGGTTGTTTGACGTCGTCACTGTGTTGCCAACATCTTCCGTATACGGGGGCTGCGTATTTTCATCACGCGGAGGAGCATACCCCTCTCTGCGTGCTGAAAGAATCACCAGAAGCAAAACGAGTACGACAAGCGCTACCCATAGTGACCAGTGCACCTTCATCCTGATATTTGTTTATGTTTTTTTCCAAGGAGGAGGCGGACAACGGGAGCGTTGAACTCAACCCAGTAGCCCTGCCGCCACACTGCCTGCACCGGTAGGCTCTGGTGCTGGACCGGCATCAATCTGAACAGCTGGAGCCTTGGCGCGGTCTTCCTCCTGCTGGACGCGACGACGCTCAATCTCCTCAGCGATACGGTCATCGGCAATCTTCACCAGCTCAGGCATCTCCTTGTCTGGAAACTCCTTTTTCAGATCCTCGATGAGCTCAGCTGGGTGAGGAATGGGTGGTACGTCTGGCTTGGAGTAGTACTTGGAGTTCTCATCACCGGGCTCGATGAAGGGCGTGTCCGATCCCTCAAGGGGCTTGGCAAGCATGTCACGCTTACGCTTCTCAAACATAGCCGCAGCCTGACGCTGGTTGTCGCGGTACTTGGTCATAATCTCCTCCAGCTTCTCGTTCTGATAGTGGACGTTGTCAATCTGGAGACGATCTGGTGGGATCAGCAGCCACTTGTACATGTCGACGACGTAAATGTCTACGAGCGCATCCTCGCGCTGCAGACGCTTGGCATGGCTCTCCGCCTCATCCTTGGTGGAGAAGCACCCACGGATCTTCAGACCCAGCTGATCATTCTTCTGGGGCATATCCGGACCAACGATAGAAATCAATGCAAAAACCTGTCCTGGAACCGTCAAGAAATCCTGCTCGAGAGAACCCATTTAAAACTACAAAGCGCCACTCTTTTAAGTGATATGGATCAACTCCGCAAACAGCACAATCAGGCGAAGCGTGACCTCATCAATCAATGGGTCCGCCCTGATTCATACATTCTCGATTGTGGATGTGGTCGCGGCGGTGATTGGCACAAATGGAAGGCTGTTCGTGCTCGTGTCGCCGCCATCGATCCAGACGAAAAATCTCTCCAAGAGGCGGAGGAGCGGGCACTTGACATTGGGCTCGGAGTCTGGTTTTTGGGTCAGGGGGATATTCGTCAGGCGGCGTTTGCAGGTCCTTTTGACACGGTATGTTACAACTTTTCCATCCAGTACATTATCGGCGATCATTTTGAACATAGTATCAAGGCGATCAAGGTGGCTGTCAAGCCAGGTGGACTCCTCATCGGCATTACACCTGAGAAGGGTCTCATCGAAGATACCAAAAGCCCAGATGCACTCGGAAATATGTTTGAGATTCACGGCGACAAGGTGCTGATGAGTCTGACGGATGGTCCATTTTACGCAGACGGACCCAAGTACGAACCCCTCCTCGACGGCACCGTCCTTCGTCAGGCGCTCGACCCCGAGTTTCGATGCATCGCATGGGGACCTATCACTCCAGTAAAGACGGGACTCGTCACCGATATTTATGCACAGTTTGTTTTTCTACGTATAGAATAGTAGGATGGCATCCGGGATCATACAGACGGGACTTCTCGTCATGACCCTCGTGGTTGCCGTGTGGAGCAGTCGCCACGAAGAGCCGCTCATGAAGGATCTTCGTCAGCGTTACGACGTACTTTTGAATCACCTCAAGAGTACAGATGTGGTTGACCCTCGATTCGCTCGCCTCAGGAAACGGTGTATCATCACTGGAATCCACGGGTCCCGGATGAATCGAGGCACCATAGGCTACAACGTCAATAAAGGGTATGAGATTTACATCTGCCTGGACAAGGATGATATAAACTCGGCAATGAATGTGCTCATCCACGAGCTGGCTCACGTCACAGTTGACGAGTATGACCACTCTCCTGAATTCTGGGCGTCATTCAAAGACCTCAAGGCGCTGTGTAAAACGCTCGGTATTTATACACCCATCGAAGGGTCACTCGAGTATTGTGGTATCATGATTCAGGATTGAGTCTCGCTTCACGATGATCTTTTTTCTCACGTCATTGTAAATGTCTGGTGGTATCGTTCAGCTTGTCGCAACCGGTGCTCAGGACGCTTGGTTGACTGGTAAGCCAGAGGTTTCTTTCTATCGTTCCAGCTACAAACGTTATACCCACTACGCCAACTCACCCGAACGCCAGCTGATCCAGGGTAACCCCTCGGCTGGCAACATCTCCACGATCCGTCTGGAGAAGAAGGGTGACCTCATCAACTACATGTACCTCATCGCAAAGGATTCGACTGGTGCTCTGATCCCAGGCATCAACTGGACCAACGTCATTGACAAGATCGAGCTGCTCATTGGCGGTCAGATTGTCGACACTCAGGATATCACCTGGATGTCTAACGTCGAGGCGGTGACTGGTGCCCAAAACTTCTCCCAGCGTTTCCTCAACAACAACGCATCAGGACCCAACAACGTCACCAATGGGTTCCTTCCATTGAAGTTTTTCTTCTGCAAGGACTGGAACGTGTCTTTGCCCCTGGTGGCTCTCCAGTACCACGATGTCGAGATCCGCATCACATGGAGCACGAACCTGGGTACGACGCTGGCACTGACAGGTCTGCCAGCGACTGCCGCCTACTCCACGTTCCAGTATGAGGCCTGGACCAACTTTGTGTACCTGGACCAGGCGGAGCGTGAGTACTTTGCCAACACGCCCATGGACCTGCTCATCACTCAGATGAACCGTATCCCCATCGCGACCACCAACATGCAGGAGCTGGCTCTGGCTCACCCCATCAAGTTCCTCGCGTTCCAGTCCAACAACTATTCGACGGCGTATGCTCTCAGTGCCACGAACATTCCAGCCATCAACTACCAGTTCAAGACGCAGATTAACGGCGTGGACATTGGTGACACGCGCTCCATGTTCCAGTGGGTCGATGTGCCCCAGTATTACCACACACCTTTCGGCTACAACCACAACAACGCGACGGCTAACGTCGCACTGATTTCCTACTGCCTGGACACGTCAAAGCTTCAGCCGACTGGTACGCTGAACTTTTCACGCATCGATACGTTTCGCATCGTCGCACCCGCTGGTGTCTCACTGAGCACACTGGCTGGTGGCAACGGTCGCTACTTTTACGCGATGAACTATAACGTCCTGCGCATCAAGGATGGCATGGGCGGCTTGCTGTATTCTAATTAAAAATATAATAACGTTCCAAGCTGCTGGAGGCGAAATCATACACTTGCGAACGAAAAAGACTGGAATGAACGCCTTGAAACTCTCGAGCAACGTATAGTCTACTGGATGAATAATGAGCCCGAACGCGATTTATCATTCGAACATCTCTTTTTTACTTCTTAGGTGGAGGCTTGGCAAATTTGTGGATTATGAAAAAAATAACAGCCGCGATGAATGCGGTGGCGAGCATGCCCGTCGCTGACAGGTTACCTGTGTCGCTCATAAATTTAGGAATGAGATCCGCCAATTTGTTCTGAATCGGCTTGGAGAATGCAGCGACTGCGGCAATGCCCGCGAGCGCTGCGTTCAACTGGTCGTCAGTCAGACCAAATGGGTTCTTTGAAGAGGATGAAGAAACTGGACCGGCGGACGCATTGTCCAGGCTCAGCGCAGCGACTCGGTTGTTCTGTGGGTTCTTGTACGGACCGCCGCCACCCATCGATGGACCCATGTCGAAATCAGCACTTGGAACAACGTCAGAAATTGCTGTAGAGAAATCCATTTCTATTTGAGGAGGTTTTATTTCGGGTTTAAATAACTCGCGCTGTTCAATCGCGCGCGTCTGGTACACCGGCTGAAGTTCATCCGGGAGACCGAACGAACTCTGATGCTGGACCGGAGCTTGCCCCTGATTCTGAGAAGGCTTTTCAGGTTCCACCTGAGGAATGTACTGCAGGATGTCGCTCGATCCATTGAAATCGAGATTCTCGATAATCATATCTACTGTTTCCAGTGAAATCTTTTACGGAGCGGGGGCGCAATCAGGACAAGGGGAGACACGAAGTGTCTCTGGTTGTCCGTCGCGAAGCAGTGACATAAGGGAACGGGCAACCAGAGACACTTCGTGTCTCCCCCTTGGACTCAAACCTTTTTAATAGTAACTCCCGGACGCCGTGCATTTCCTGCAGGTGTTCCAGACGTGACCAGAGGTGCTGCGACGTGCCGTGGGTTGTAGTTGTTCTGATGATATTGCCACATGGCTTCGGATCCAATCCGGAATCCTTTGCGGATAGGCGCCTTGTAATAGTAGACACAATCCTCAATCTTGTTGGATTTGCTCGTATTGTCGAGGACAAGACACTCGTAGTTTTCGGTACAGGCGTTCATCACCTGACAAAACATGTCGAACGTCGGGAACACACCAAAAAACGCCTTGTACAGGCGCTCGCGGTTCTGAATCACATTCTCACGGAGCACAAACACGTAATCGACGTTGGCGCGCAGGTCGGGAGTCAGATCCATACAGTACTGCATCGTCAGCAAAAAGAAGATTTTCCAGTGACGCCCGTTCATGAAACATTGTCTGATGCACGTGTCTTTCATGAACGCCTTGTCGTACATACAATCGTCCAGAAGCAAAAAGGCGCTCGACTTTCCTCCCCCTGAAACGATTCGCCTCTGACGCTCAAGCACCTTTTCGATGGCGTCTCGCTTGTAATCGCCGTAAATGAACAGGTCAGGGATGAACTGCTTGTAGTAGTGGTTCCCATCCTCAGTACCAGACATGACGATACCGACGGGCAGGTGTCGCTTGTGGTACATGATGTCCGTCACGAGCGTGCTCTTGCCTGTGCCGCGCTTGCCGATGAATACGCACACCTTGTCGTCGCCAATCTTGCTCGGATCAAACTTTTTGAGCTGCAAATTGGTCATTTCCTGATAGTGTACTGGGTTTTTTCCGCACGTGAAAGACGCGCTGAATGTTTTCTTGAGGTAAAGTAGTATGTCAGCATCACAAATTTTGCTGGCTGGACATGGTTACGAAGACCAGTGGTTGTCAGAACATCCAGACAGAACCTACTTTGAGGTCAAGTACGAGAAACCAAACAACTTTATGGCATATTCGTACGAAATTCCATTTGATCAAACTGCAGTGTACTACGGCGATGTATCAACTTGTAGACTCCAAACAAGAGGTGACTTTTCGAAACGATTCACAGTTCGTTCAACTTTACCGGCATTGTATCAACCCTTAGGACCAGGGTACGTGTATCCCCTGTACACAGACCAGGTGAATGGTGCCGTGTACAACCCAAGTGGAACCATCACTATCCAGCCCGGGGACTTTGTCGGATACTTTAACACACAGTTCCAGAGTGCATGGACGACGAATTTCGTAGGAACAACCAACATAGACGTGACGTACAACTCTTCACTTGTCAAGTTTGTGTTCACGTCGAGCGTGTACGCGTATATTTATTTCACAGATGACGCAAGTGGTGTTTTTTGGGGGTTTGATCCACGGTCGTTTGATTTTGTGACAGCAGGGGGGTTCAAGGCGTACAGATTTGTCAACAATGTCATCACACCTCCGTTTACACTCTCTCAGGCGGGGTGGATCCGTGGATTCACACCACCCCCTCCAGTCGGATTTTCATATGTCAATTCAGTCGCGTGCATGCTCGTCAAGAGCGCGACGCTTCTCATAGGTGGTCAGACGATTGATCAACTCACGAGTGAAAGACTCATCATCGAGGATGATCTCGGCGTCGCCTATGAAAATCAGGCAGCTCTTACGATTATGGAAGGCAAAAATGACACGTCACCTGTATATGCACCGAGAGAATACTATACGCGTTTAACCTTCAACACCGACAGATTGAACATGAAAGCACTTTACAATCAAGATGTTCGAATCGACATTGAGTATGAAAAATTTGAAAATCTTCCTTCGAATGTAATCACAACAAATGGGTTTTTAGACGGAGCTTCGTACGTGACATCAAACCTTCAAGCTATTACATCTGATGGTACAAATAATTTCAATGTACAGTCAGCTATCGGCTGGAAAAATTACGTCATCATGGGTCCATTGAATTCTGATGCTTCATTTCGATTTTATAATGAAGATACAAAAACATTTTATAAATGGACACCGGGAGGTTCTTATAACGGTGCGTTTATAACTGTAAACGGCGGAACCATATACAGATCAGAAGGTGAATTTCTCAAAAAAGCAGATTTAAATACTGTGCTTGCAGAGAGCACAACCCCATGGACGACGAGTACGTACAGTTTTTTTGCTGGATTTCCAAGTACGCCATACTATGATGGAAATAATACAATTGCTACTGTACTCAGTGACGCTCGCTACGTATACATGCAATATGCAATAAATTATTATATCATTGGGTCAACGTATACGAGTTTCGTGAGCGGTACAGTTGATGGAACGGCAAAAATATGGACCGTTACATATCGGTTTTACAATAAAACAGCTCCATTGTCTTCAGGTGACCAAACAGCTCTACAAACATTCTGGGGTACGTATGCTTCGACTGAAACGGTTGCCGGTGCACCTATACTTCCAACGACCAAAGTAATTTCTTCAATGACACAGGTTGGTTCAAATGTCACTGTTGTTGGAACGTTGACGTATTCAACTGCTACAAAAACGACTGGCGTATATATACCTGGAGTTGCAGTTCATTCGAATCTCATGTGGTTAAGATATGATTCAACTGCGGGTTTTAACACATCGACTTCATATTCATATCCTACATTACCATCAGGTTTACCGGCATCTGTGAAAGATGTTTTTCCCGGGATTTATGTTACACTTGAACTTACAAATACGAATTATTACTTCAAGCCTATATTCGATGGTCGATATATTTATTTTGCAACAGCACCTTCATACATAGCAAGATTGGATACGCAAAATTTTACATCACCGAGCGCGTATAGCCAAGTAGACGCTGCTATATTGTCCCCAAACCCACTGTACAACTCCTTGATGTTATCTGATGGGAGATACTTGTACATGGGTTCAAGTTCTGTACGCGGTTCAAATGGAACGTTTTCACGGTATGACATCACAAAACCCATTAATCAACAGTCGTCGTGGGAATATTTCACAGGAGATACGTTAATTCGTGCGAATGATTTTGAATTTAGTCAATCTGCTGGTTTTGATGGTAAATATATGTATTTTTTCACCCAATTTGTTCAACAAAGCGCTAGCTTTCCGGTGACTGATTTTTCAAGAATGACGTCATTTCATAAATACGATACAACAAAACCTTTTAATAATGTGAATTCTTGGGAATGGCTTGACTTTCGCCCAAGTGGAACAATTAACGCTTCAGATGGATCTCATCCAAAAATATCACTTCTTACTCACCTTACAAATGTTGCTAATACAGATCCAACATATAGACTTACAATACAAGGTATTCGATTTGTAATAGGTTCAAGATATATTTATATTGTAGAAGTTGATGACTCGCCTGATCCAAACGCGACATATCAAGATTTTATTCAGTATAATCCTTTGACGATGGCGGGAACACTCACATCAAGTATGATTATCAAGTATGAAACGTTTGACAAGCCAAACCCGCTACGATCACAAAACCTGTACGGTCAAACAATAGTCAATGAGTTTACGATTCTCCGGGGACAAACAAAAGGGTCTTTTCGACTCGACGTACACGGACCGGTTCGCGAGTTTTGGATCACGGTGGATTCTCCAGGAGTTATCAACCAAGTCGTATTCCGTCTGAATAACGAGATCCTCGTCGATGACGATCAAATCATGACACGATACATTCGAACGTTCGAATCGCACACGAGCATGCCATCGTCGAGCAACGTCTGTGTGTACTCTGTTTCATGGGACCCAGAGCGACTTGCACCATCTGGAACTGTGAACATGTCGCGTGTCGCTGAACAATACGTAGATGTTACGTTGGTATCAGCAGCCCCTTCGAATTTAACAGTTCAAGTGTACTCTAAAGTGTTTAATGTTCTCGCCATCCAAGGCGGAATCGGCGGACTTATTTTCAACTCGTAAAGTAGAAGGGGAATGGATTCCTCGACAGGTCCCCCAGCTCAGTTTTCACACCAGGTGACACGCCTTCAGTTCCCAAAAGATGTTCACTTTGGCGATGACATTTCGATATGGATCGCCAAAGTGGGTGACGTGGCGCTCGGCAACATGTACCTCCGGGTCGATTGGCCAAACGTCGCAGCTTCAGTCGACGATTCAACAGGCACGCGCATGATTGATTTTGTCGAACTCCGATACGAGAATGACCTCCTCGAGCGTCACTACGGCGAATCGCTCGAACTCATGAATGACCTTTCGGTTACAGCCGGGAAGCAACCTGTTCTGACCACTCTGCTCGGCAAGGGTCTGACGAGTAATCTGTCGGCGTACTACATTCGCATGCCTTTTCGACTCAATTTGCCCCTGTGTGCACTCGATAAAGCACCTGTGTTTCGGGTCAAGTTCAGACCGAGCAGTGAGTTTTCAACCCTGAATTGGACAGCAGCTATCAAGGTCAATCTGTTTGTCGATTACGTGTACGTGACCAAAGCCGAACGTGACTATTTCAAAACGGCAAAGATCGACTACCTGACGAACACGATTCAGCGTCTACAATTTACCGTAGGTGCCAACGTCACAAAGTCGACATTCCTGACTGAGTTTACACGACCTGTCAAGGAAATCTACTGGGTTATCCAGACGGACGGATCAGCCGCCTACAACTATAAGAACATCGGCGCTGAACAACTCGTTTCGTTGCGTCTCCAATTGAACGGTGTCGACGTCATTCGTCCCGAGTTTGGAACTCCCCTGTTTCTTCGGACGATCCAGGGGCTCGAAAGTCATACACGTGTTCCCGACCGGTCGTTTTACTTGTACACGTTCGCGCTCGACCCTGAACACCCGACGCAACCTACCGGTTCGGTAAACATGTCGGCAATGACACGTCAGATGCACACACTCGAACTGTCATCATGTGCGTTTTCACGCCAGGTTCGGGTCTACGCCGTGACGCACAACGTCGTTCGGATTGCAGACGGTGCGGCGACGTCACTGTTTGATACAGTTCAGGAAGGTGGTACTACATTACTATATGGAGCTGGACAGTATAATGCGGCACCACCGGCGGCTTTCGTAGCAGTTGGCTTGGGTGGTGTTACATACAATGTGATGACCAGTCCAAACGGCGTCACATGGACCGGTCGAACGGCAGCTGGTACAGGTACAAGTTGGTACGCAATAACATCGTCCGGATCACAGTTTGTCGCAGTTGGCTTGGGTGGTACATACAATGTGATGACGAGTCCAGACGGCGTCACGTGGACCGGTCGAACATCAGCTGGTACAGGTACGCTATGGAATTCTGTCGTGTGGTCCGGAACACAATTCGTCGCAGTTGGCTTGGGTGGTACATACACCGTGATGACGAGTCCAGACGGCGTCACGTGGACCGGTCGAACATCAGCTGATTCATCTGCGTCATGGAATTCTGTCGCGTGGTCCGGAACACAATTCGTCGCAGTTGGCGTGGGTGGTGTTACATACAATGTGATGACCAGTCCAACCGGCGTCACATGGACCGGTCGAACGGAAGCTGGTACAGGTACAAATTGGTACGCAGTGGTACGGTCAGGAACACAGTTTGTCGCAGTTGGTCAGGGTGGTACATACACCGTGATGACGAGTCCAGACGGCGTCACATGGACCGGTCGAACATCAGCTGATTCATCTGCGATATGGTACGCAGTCGCGTGGTCCGGAACACAATTCGTCGCAGTTGGACAGGGTAATACATATAGTGTGATGACGAGTCCAGACGGCGTCACATGGACCGGTCGAACGTCAGGTACAAATTGGAACTCAGTGGCATGGTCCGGAACACAGTTCGTCGCAGTTGGCTACTCGAGTCCGCCATCGAACCAGGTGATGACGAGTCCAGACGGCATCACATGGACCGGTCGAACATCAGCTGATTCATCTGCAAGTTGGATAAGTATAGCAGCAACTAAAGTATAACTCTATCAATGGGTGACGCGTATTAACACAGTCTTAAAAGCTAACAAGTACTTGTTATTAATGGAGAAATCGATAATGGACATCTTTTTGCCAGTGATGGAGTCTTCCGTCGTTCTCGCTGCTCACTACGCCAAGGCGACCGGACGCGACTGTGTCACCTCCAAGGACATGTGTTACGGACTCATGTACGCTGCCAGGACAGTCACAGGCAAACAGATCGGGTCCCTGTTTCCAGAGCTCTATGACGAAGAGTCAGACGAAGAGGAAGAGGAAGAGGAAGAGGAGGACGAAGAGGAGGAACAGTGGACTCGCTATGAAGGCACGGATAACGAACATGCCATCAAAATGAACCAGTGTGCCGATACATGGGAATCGTGGGAACCAGAGAGTCCAGCAGAGGATGCGTTGAAGAATGCAGTGAATAAAGCAATGGAAGAGTATGTATGAACTCTTTGAGGAGGAAGAAGAGTCGGAGGATGAGCTGGTCCCCAGAGTCAAGTACTCTGTGATTCTCCAGAAGGAGGAGTATGAAGATGATGATGAGGAGGAGGATCCGTTGCCTTACACTGACATCGGTCCAGGGTACTACTTTTTTGACTCTGAATGATCGAAGGGCGAAGCCCTTCATTCTCAGGAATCCCAGACCGCTGCGCGGCGGGGAGGGCGCGAATCCCGACCGGGTCTACGACCCAGTCGATCTTTTTTCTCCATATAAAGTAAAATGTCCGGAATTGTATCCACAGCAGCAGGCACCTTTGCCCCCTCCGTCTCCGCGGGTTTCTTCTTCGCGACCGCCATCGCGTGGATGGATGTGATCCGCTGGACCATCTCCCAGCTGGTGAACGTCAGCAAGAACGGCGGCAGCTACTACCTGATGAGCGCCATCTTCACGACCCTGCTGTCCGTCATCGTGCTCATGATCCTGGCTCGTCTGCAGAACGTGTCCAGAATGTACGGAAAGTCTGAGTATAAGGGTATGTAAAAAGTCCAAGGAGCACGCAGTGCCCGTGGAAAAGGAGAAAAAACTTGATATAACTTAATGAAAGTACTCGACTTGACGCTGTGGAATTGGCTTCTCGCCTTTGCAGGGTCAGGACTCGTAGGGTACGCCCTCAAACTCAAAGGAGCTCAATCGTGGGGGATCTTCCTCCTCGCTTGGATTCTCATCGGTATGTTCGTCTATAGGTTTTTCGGTATTCAGCAGCCTGGGTACTATCTCGGTCTCCAGGAAGATTCTAAGTATCCAAATCTAAAGCATGGACTCGTCTCAAAGTAAAGACCAAGTCGCGAAGCGACTTGTTTGCCAGACCCGTCGAGGACTTTCCACCTGCGGTGGAAAGGAATTAAAAATGGAAGATTCTGCTCGTGATCGTAAGCGAAACTCGGCTCGCAAAAAGAGCGATTTTTCTGTGTACTCTCAAAAGGCGGTACGGGCAACCGAGCTCCGTCAGTCAAAAGAAAATACGCGTGTTGTCCAGGACAAGCAGAAAAAGAAACCCAAAAATTCAAAATGACGACTCTCAAGCGTCCCGGACTCGTGTTCAAGGCGGAGCTTATGGTTCACGTGAATTCTCCTCACTACGGCGCAAAGTACGAAGATTTTCCAGTGCGGAACGAGACGTACATTGTGTGCCAGGATGGAACGATTCAAGCGAAGCATGATCCGCAGCGGTGTATCCTATGGAATTTGTTCGAGGATGAGGATAAGTGGTTAGACGGTCACGGGAACCAATTGATGGTGGTGTTTGTGGGGTGGGAGACGGAGATTCCAGAGGGGCGCAGCGAGGATTCAGCAAATGCGTTCATCATCGACTTTTCAGATGACGGCGAGCCGGAAGTTTCTTCTGGGTAAAGTGTAATGGAGGCAGTGGTGCTTATTTTAGTCATCGTCCTTGTCCTCGTTTTTGTAGTGGTTCGTACGTCCAACGACTCGGGAAGTGTCCCACTCTACAAACAGATTCGCGTTCTTTATCGCCAGACGGCACGTTACGCCGTTGCAAGTCTTCAGGACGACTCACCTGTCGTCAAATCACTTCATGCCAATTACGCGATGGGGTATCTCATGGCTCTGAAGGATCTTGCAACGACCGAACAATTTGCTCGCGCAACAAACGATAACATCATGTCCTTTGAGCGTAAGATTGCCTCGATTCAAGATGCATCGACAGTCAATCTCGTAGGTGATTGTCCAGATCTCATTCCCAACGAAGACCCAGGGCTTTTGCGTGCCATGTACATTCAGATTTAAACCCAAGTCCGAAGGACTTTCCACGTTCGGTGGAAAGGACTTTAAGGGTTGAGATAAATCATCTCCCGTTGATTGAACGGAATACCGTTGAAGTTTGTCGTCGCCGCCATAGTGTATGCCCCCATGCGTTTCCATGTCAACATGTCCCCCACTTTAAGCCCGCACGGCAAAGCGATGCTTCGGGCAATTATATCTGCACCGTCGCACGTGCTTCCAAACAGCGTGACGTTTTCGAGTTCGGCTGATTCATCCACCTCGGGCTCGGGCTCGGCGTGGTCCATCAGAATGCAGTTGAATGCACCGTACAGGGACTCGTCGATGGTCACGGCACCCTCTTTCACGCCAATGACTGGTGTGTACAGCGTCGCTACATTCTCTGCAAAAAACCGACCCGGTTCAGCGATAACCTCGTATTGATCCAACCCGGTTTCTTTCAGTGCATCGTTAATGTATTCAGCCGCCTCTTCAAGATCCATGGCGGATGAAAATCCACCACCGATATCCACGAGCTTTGGATCGAACCCATACTCTTTGAGCACGTCGATGGCGCGCGCCGCTGTATAAATGGCGTCTGCGTACGCCCGAGTCGAACGCGCCCCTGATCCGACGTGGAAGCTCACACCAACGAGTACAAGACCCAGATGTCTTGCGCGTTCGATGAGAGTGTACCAATCGGATTCTCCAGCTCCGTATTTATTTCCAAGGGTACATACTGCGGTTGGGTCGTCGGCGCGGATCCGAAGAACCAGTTCCATATCCGGAGCGTTCTGAGCCATTTTTTCAATTTCGCAAATCGAGTCAAACGTCGTCCTCGTAATCTCCTTTCGTGCAACGTACCGTATGTCGTCGGGTCGTTTGCAGGGGTTGGCGTAGATGATTCTTTCGTGTCCGGATGGATCCACTTGGAGGACGGCATCAACTTCTCGTGGGCTGGCACAGTCGAATCCGCATCCAAGTTCTGCCAAGGCTCGAATGATGAGAGGGTCTGGGTTGCACTTAACGGCATAGTACGGGATAACCTTGGGGAACAGAGAGTTCCAGGTTTTATACGCTGCTCGGGCTACGTTCAGATCAAGTACGTAATGTGTGGTCATCAAGAAGCTCGAGCGCTCCTGGAGAAATGTTATATTTTATTTTTAAGCTCAAGGGACAAGGGCACGCAGTGCCCTTTGAAATTGATCGCCGGGAACGGACAACGGACAACGGACAACGGACAACGGACAACGGGCGAAGCCCGTTGGACTCACAGCCCGTTGGACTCACAGCCCGTTGGACTCACGCCCATTCAACTGGGTCCCATATACCATGAATGGTGAGGTCCAACGGATACAGCGGTTCGATGGACCATTTTCCGGTGTGGCTCAAAATATCACACAGAATGTGAAACGCGTACACCTTTCTATATTTTTTGGGGATGAGAATCAAAATCCATAACGTATGAGGCACCTTGTAAAACAAATCGTACATGACCCAGTTCTTTTTGACGGACCAAGGCACGTTTCCGGGTGTCAGAAACGTCGCCATTGGTAAATCTGGGGCGATGGACCACCATGTCCATGTTCCAAAGTACACCCGTGTCACGAGAATGTGACCAATCCATAACATAAAAAGACAGTGCTCTCAATTCTCAAGATGGATCGTGTGTTTCTGCTCGACCGCTCCGGTTCTATGGAGTCTTGCTGCAAGGATACTATCGATGGATTCAACACATTCATCGAGGCTCAGAAGCAGTTTGGTGGTACGATGACCCTGTGTCTGTTTGACGACCAGTTTGAGACGGTGTATGAAAAGATGCCGATTGAGGATGTTCCGGTGTTGACCGAGGACACATTCGTACCGCGGGGTGGTACGTCACTGCTCGACGCCATGGGACAGGTGCTCAAGATGAACCTGTCCGATGACGCGATGGTTATCATTCTGACGGACGGCGATGAGAATTCGTCCCGGACGTACACTTCTGCACACGTCAAGGACCTTGTCGACATCAAGCCGTGGAAGTTTGTCTACCTCGGGGCGAACCAGGATGCCGTGCTCGCTGCGTCGAAACTCGGCATCAGAACGTCGCTTGGCTACGAGACGAACCGTACACCCGAGTTGTTCCGGGCTCTGAGTGAGACGGTTTCAAACTACACACAGGACCCTTCGTTGGGGCTTATGTTCTAGACACTACGTTGATGGTCTATCAACCCTGACAATAGCTTGAGCTTTTCTTCGTACTCGCGAACTTCCCCCTTTCCCATCACATAACCGCGAATCTCAGGACCTGTCAGAGTCACAGCATCAATGACAAAATCCTTGAACGCCTCACATGCAAGTGGTACGATGGGCTCAATCAACTTCCAAATCTGACGCGCAGGCTCTTGAATTTCAGGCTGTGCGTGAGAATCCATACGCAGGTGAAGAAAATGAAGCAGGTTATGTAAATCAATCTTCCATATGAACTCAGTCATGGTTCCGAGAGGAAGGTGAATACGAGCCTCTTCGCGCGAAACACCCTTGGCGATCAACTCTTCGTATGTATGGAACGCCAAATCACAGCTCGCTTTTTGTTTGAGACGTGTCAAATCGCTCACATCCAGGAGATCATCTGACCCCTGATGATTTGTTTGGGACTGTTGATGGTACATTTCAGGGATATAATATTCACTCGGAAGTACAGAGTACCGACCTGAAATTTCATTGACGGATGCCGTCCGGTGACGAAGCCATTGGCGCGCAACGAAGATGGGCACCTTGACATGAAACTTAAACTCAACCATCTCAAACGGACTCGTGTGTTTGTGACGCATCAGGTAGCGAATGAGTGCACGAGTCTCTGATTGTTTCGAAGCCCCTGTGACTGAGATGCGCGCCGCGTCGACAATCGCCTGGTCATCACCCATGTGGTCGAGAAGAGTCACGTGGGACAAGGACATATCCTTAAATACGATCGTGTCCTTTAGGAGGCAACGGTACATCTTTAGGTCTCGGAACGAGTTTCATCGTACCATCTGCATGAACACCTTTGGATACATACTCCTGAATTTGTTCAAAAGTCTGACCCTTGTGCTTGTCGTCTGCAGCGTGTGCGTAGTTCTGGAGCTTGTTCCACACATGACCGGCGTCACCGAACGAGCTACAATGCCACCCAGCGTACGTCAAGGGTGGAAACTTCCATCGGTTGTCCCGGAAAAAATTGGGACCGAGTTGACGGAACGCCTTGGCGTTGGTCACGACGGTTCCAAACCAGGGTTCACCAGTAAACATGTAATCGAACGAAAACTCAAACATCCACATGTGAATGCTGCACGTCTTGGATGGATCGAGCTGAATCACCTTGGTCATGTCTGGAATTTCATCCACATCGCTAATCATAACAGTCGCATCGTCCGGGACGCCGTCGAGACCCAGAAGAACACATTCCCGTTGGTGCTTCTCGCGGTCCCATAGTCCAACAACCCGTTGTTGTCCCGTGCCGGAACACGGAGGACACACGACGTGGCGAATCTTGTGAGCCCACGGCGCAAAACGATCCTTGTTTTGGTCGTAGTACAGAGGCTTTGGGTTTCCAGCATGAGTCTCCGCAGACTCTGCGAGCACAAAAATGTCGACGTACTGGTCGAGATTTTTGAGTCGCATCTCCAACACATCCAGCTCATTAAAGAATTGAAACGTGTCCACAATCATTTTCTTGTACAAAAGTAACTATGGCTGCTCTTAAGCCATTTAAAGTCAGACCGTTCATCGTATGGACATTCATCATCGTGCTCGTGGCGCTGGTGATTTTCGGGTCGACCCGGAGCAACTACCAGGCGCGTGGGTCCATGTCCGAGGTGGTCTATGACGCACCAACCGTAAATGACAATTCTCCACCGCTGGTGTCACTGAAGCCTGCATCCACCGTGACGCCCCTCCGTGATATCCCAAGCGACACGTACACACCCTTGACGCACGTTCCCTTGAACCTGTTCCCGGCGCCAGCAGACAAGATGCAGGACTACGACCACGTCAACCTTCCGCTCATGCCACTCGCCATCAGCATGGAACGCGTCGTGCGTATGATTCCCCTCGACGAGGCGGATGAGTCCATGTACTTCGCGAACTTCGATCAGGTTTTCGACGCGTCCGAGGAACAGGGATTCATGCAGGCATCAGTCGACACGCTCTACGACGTGATGGCGCTGAAGCCACCCAACCTCATGACAGACCAAGTCTGATTGCAATGTACACCAGGAGACACAGAACGAGAACATTGTACAAAAGCCACGCACCAACGTAAGGAACGAACGCGTTATTTTCCCAGACTAAGCTAAGGATTTGCCTCGTTAGAGACTCATCGTCATCACCAGATTCGCTGCTCATGGATCGATTTCTTAAGAAGAGGTTAGAAATAAACGATCCAGTCTTTGCGCAATCTGGTGTTTTGACGTGCATCCACGGAAAGCCGGGGACTGGGAAAACAACACTCGTGAAGCAGAAACTCGGTCATTGTCTGTTTATGGACCCTGAAGTGTTCAAGACGCGTCAGGGCACCCTGGACATGTTTGATCGTCTTCGATACTCAATTTTGCCGATAGTCATCGACGAATGGGAGTCTATTCAGGACCTCATCGGTGTCCGTGAGATTCAAGGGTCCATTTCGTCCAAGAGTCCGACGATCGTCATCGCGCTGACCCCCGTGAAACTGACGTCCAATACAGTCTATCATGAGTGTACCGGCATCAATCACAGACGAGCCGTTCTGGACACGTACGGAAATTCGGCGCCCGATGATTTTGAAACACCGAAAGAGTACGTCCATCGTCTTTTACGAGGGGATTGGAAAAATGTTCGCATCGGGGACACGACGCACGAACACGGACACGTGTGGAGCATTGTCCAGGAAAACTACCCTGACCGCGTCAATGGTGACCTGGATACACTCTCACAAATTGCAGACCTCATGTCTGAGGCGGACCTCCTGGACGTGGGTGTCTACGACAATTACGACTGGAACATCATCATGCCATTGTTCACCATGACGTCATGCATTCAGCCGTGTCGCCTCATGCGACCCATGAACAAGACGCCGCGGACAGGAAGTCTGTGGACCAAGTACCAAAACATATGCATGCGTCACAAGAAGCTCGACACACTCCTGCGTCGTACAAACAAACTGTCGAGGGACGCTCTTAGTACGGTCGTTCGACTCCAGTTTCTCGAAGGCGACTACTCAGCCTGTAGCGAATACAAGCTCGAGCCTTCCGACATTGACGTCCTGAGTCACATCATCGGTCCGTTCAAGCCGAGAGTCGTCACTGCGGCAAAAAAGGCGTGTGGAACACCTTGATCACATAGTCTGCATTGTTGTAGCTGGCATTGACATTGGCATTGTTGTAGCTGGCTGTGGCATTGGTGGAGGTGGCATTGATTCAGTCATAACCTGGTCAAGATGCATTTTGTACTCCGTAATTGAATTGGTTGAAGCTGCCTTTGAGAGCATAGGCTGATGAGCCATCAATTTATTTACATAGTTTGCTTTTTGTTCTGGAGAAAATGCTGAAAACTCCTGGAGATCCATCATTGTAATGACGGTGCCTGTCGGTGGCGTGTACCCTGAACGACGCTGCTGGAACACCATGACGATCACGACAAGAACAATCAAAGATACGATGACCCAGGGGATAGGTAGGTCCATTTATATATTCCAAGAAAAATAAAAAAGTGCGTTAAATTATGAAGGAAGAACCGTGGCATGATCGCGAGGAGGCGTTCCTTACCAAAATAGAGCAGCAGTGTAACGATTACGCTGCCCACCATACGAAAGACCACATGTACTATAACAAGTTGTCATCCAGATTCAACATTCCGATTTTGGTCATTTCATCCATCAACGCACTGACTGCCATTTCACTCAGCTCTTTCTTGAAGCAGGAGTATGTCAGTATACTCAACGCCGTCTTGTCAGCTGGGACTGGTGTTCTCGGGTCTATTCAGCTGTACATGAAGCTCAATGAGAAAATGACGAACGCGCTCCGGGCGTCGATTCTCATGAAGCGTTTGGCGCTAAAAATTTCAAAGGAACTCAGTATCGATAGGGAGCTGCGATCCACAGAGGGACAGGCGTTCCTTCAGGAGTCTTTTGCTGAATTCAACACTGCGCTCGAACAGGGCAATCCGATTGAAAAGAAGCTCAGGAATCACCTGTCGCTCATCGACCCGGGGAAGTTGATGGATAAGAAAATGTCCCTTATGAGTCTGGCGAATGCCGCTGTTGATTTTGTAGGTACACCACGAAGGTCAACGCTCTGGAACGAGGCGACCGAGGCTGATTCAATTACTCCGACTTCGGAGGAGGTGTGACCGGGCTGGGACCGTGCGCCTGTTCAGTCGCACGCTTGTCACGGTAGCGCTTGTACAGGAAAAACACTACGAGCATGAACACAAGCACTGCGGCAAGGTTGAACGGCGAAAAGAGAGCCTTGGCACCCGCCTCCTTGAGAGCGGTTTCGATACGGACTTGACGAGGCACATCAACGACGGGAGGGACGGGGGGAAGGTCCATCTCTTACCAAAAAAACATGTTTTTTCCACGACAAAGGAGCGCGCTGGTGAAAGTCCTAAAGCAAAATGATTTCAGTCGACGAACTTTTTTCGATTGCCGAAACGTGCAAATCTACAGGTGACCAACCCAGTCAAAACTTCATATGGACAGAGTATCGGTGTCGATTCTGTCCAGATGACGGGACGATGGTAGAACACAACGGACAGTTATACACGATGGGTTCACGTGTTTCAAATGAGGATGGGCTACCGACGTGCGTCTCATGCGGACATTCTGACGTTGCGTTCATTTCAGACGAACCAGAATGGAACGGCGGTGCGAACGATGAAGGGAGCGACCCGTCGCGTGTCGGTGCCCCTGTGAATACGACGCTCTTCAGTGCGTCATGGGGCTCGGGGACGATCATGTCTGTGCACTCGTCTGGGACGTATGCAAACAAGCGACTCGCCCGAATCAACTTTCACACATCGATGAACCACAAAGACCGAGCACTTCACCACGCGTACGAGGGACTGGATCACGTCGGTCGCGTGACTCTCGGGCTTCCAGAATCTGTGATGCTTCAGGCGAAGATTATGTACAGGAAATTTAGCGAGAATGTCCTTACCCGTGGAGCGATCCGGGTCGGGATCAAGGCGAACTGTATCATGCGGGCATGTCAGGATGCCCACGTCGCTCGCACGACACACGAGATTGCAACCGCTTTCAAGATTCCACCTCGAGACATTTCACGGACGGCGGACATTTTTCGAGAGACGATTCCGACGATTGAAACGACGACCACCAAGTCTTCAGACCTTGTATCCAGGATATTCAGTCAGGTGACGGTTCCAGACGACATGCGCGGGCGTATTCGGCAACGGACGATTCGTATGTGTGCACAGGTGGAGTGTCACCCATCGCTGATGGGCAAGACACCCAAGGGGGTAACTGCTGCTGTACTGTACACAGTACTCGCAGAATACGGGCAGACCAGGGAGTCTATCGCTGCAATGTGTGACGTATCGCTGCCGACACTGGTCAAGCTGGAGAACCTTGTGAAAAAAATAATATAGCGTACTTGTAATGGTAAACCGTACTCCAGTCCTGATCTTCGCCTTTGTCCTGATTGTTCTGTACCTTCTGCTGACGTCATCGTACGCCGGCTACATGCCCAACTTTCCACAGGAGACGCGAAACCGCCACCTGTACCACGGTCCAGGGTTCATCCTCGAGTCTGACAGCGTCGCCGACCGCGCCGTCGAAAAGGAATTCTAAAGTCCTTATATGGCTGACCGCCATCAGCGTGGGATGGAGGCAGCCATCGATCGTCTCGACCAGGTGAGTGAAGAGCTCAAGTGTCACCGGGACGAGCACGAGGTTATTATCGTGCGTGAAATCAAAAAAGTTGAACGGAAAAAAACGAAAATTGTGAAACGAATCACTCCTCAGCAACGGGAGTAAGATCTGATGCGTTTGCGATGCGACCCGTCGCTGGAATGACAGCCTCGCCGTTCAGAACGGCGCGAGTGTACTTCATAGCGACACCAAAATGAATTTCGACCCACATGAGGGCGTCACGATTGTCGAGCTTAACTCCCATTGGGTTGGAGTTAATCTCGGTAACCAGCGCCTGGTGACGCTTTGGATCACCAAGGGTATCAGCGATATCAGTCATCTTCTTGAGCCATACGACGTGGCTCTTCTGCTTGGGATCAAACGCCTTGATAAAGATGCTCGTAGACATTTAGTTTTTGGCGATGTTTTTCTCTAAGTCACCAAGGCGCACGCACCGGACAATGGGCACTTGCGTGCCCATTGGAAATTACTCATCATCCCCATAGTCATCCTCGACGTCGTCATCAATGTCCTCTTCTTCAAACTCTTCTTCGTCGACGTCATCGTCGTCTTCTTCGTCCTCTTCGTCGTCGTCATCGTCCTCTTCACTCGGAATGTAGTCTTCGTCTGATTCGTCACCCGTGCGTATCCACCCACCCTCTCCGATTGAGACGAATCCAATCTCCCCCTCGTCGCTTGTATCGAGGTAATGCGTGATGCTATCATCATCTACTTGGTACGTCTCGTCTTCGTACTTGTAAATGGTACACCCATGCTTATCCTTGGTTTCCGTCGGACTCAGGAATTGAATAGTAAAAATAGGTCCGTCTGTTTCGATGATTCGTGCGACGAGCGAAACATTCTTGTCAGAACCGACGTCAGTCCAGACGCGTACGAGGCTCATTACTGGAGAGACTGTGTAGATTTTTTTTATCAGTAAAACGCAGAGATGATTGAAAGTGTCAAGCACGGTTCGAGACAGGTTTTCGAAACGGGTGTTTTCGGAAGCAAAATCGTACTCATCATTTTACTGATGATTCTGTCGTTCGTGAATGCTGACGTCAGTTTTATCAAGGAAAAGCCTCGCATGTTTCTGTTTGAGTCGGTTGTGGTCGGTCTGTCTGCAGGCGTGCCATTCACGTACATCGCCCTGAACAGAGGAAAGGAACTCGGGGATGCAGTTTCACTCGGCGTCACTGCGTTTCTCATCTTCTTCTTGTTCCATGTCGTCATGGAGTTTTCTGGTCAGAACCAGGCGATGATTGACAAAGAAAAACTCACGACAACCGAACAGAAACAACAAGCCGTGGTTGATAAAGTGACCAAACTTAAAGCGACGAAATGGATCATCGGCGCTGTTGTGGTCCTTATGATTTTGCTCGCACTGGTTGTTCATGACGTCGATGTAGGTGTCAGCACGATGTTCAAGGAGGCGCTCCTTATGGCGACGTGCGGCGCTCTACCGACAATCATGATTGCGCGTGACAGAGACGAGAAGGATGGGAAAAAGATTGCAATTGACTTTTTCACATACTTTGGGATGTTCTTCGCGGGTCACGTCGCCCTGCAGATGGGTGGCTTCTACACGCATTTGTTCTTGCCTAAGCAGGATGAGCTGTAGGTTCGCCCCACAGGTACCCAATAAGGTCCCCGTTCCTCTGAATGAGTCCACCGTTCAGTAAAACACCGACGTAGTCCGTCTGAAGAACCTCCTCTTCGACGAGATGTTTCAAGATAGGTCTCATCACACTATGTGCGATGGGGTCGAGTCCAACTTCGTAAAAAATTTTAACCAACTTGGGCTTGTCGTAATGACGACACATGGGACACCGACGGTCGTTCGTGTACCACGTGCCGATACATTGACCATGGAAAACATGCCCACATGGGAGGGTACGTGAACTCAAACCATTCTTTTCGAGACAAATAGAACATTCGGGGGCGTGGACGTGACACGTCTTCAGATTCCCTACACAGTGAAGACGACATTGACGGGACGCTGTTGTAGTGGCGAAACACCTGTTGCTCATTACATTTCATATGAATCATCACTTTATGGGTGGTAAATTTCGTCGCTTTACTTCTTCATGGTACTCTTTGATCAAATCCCAATGCTCTTGCATGGTTTTTGGTCTAGGTGTTCCACCTCTTGTGATTTCTTCTTTTGTGATTTTACCTTCGGCAAGAAGCTTGATCTTCACGTCTGTATCAATACGTTTATGTATTATGCATATGTCACCACCAGCGAACGGGGGGTACTTACAACCTTTTACACTACAGTCCATGTATAGATAAACTCCATATTTTTTAAACCTGTGTCACCGAAAATTCAAAGTCACTCGGATGGATCAACGTCATGATCATATCAATATCTAATTTTTATACTTGACTTTGGACCTGAATCCCCTGAACAAATTTCTCCAGGACGACAAAAAT